CGCTACCTGCGGTGCGGGGTAAGACTGCAAGAGGAACACAGAAGGTTACAAGCCACAGGAAGCAAAGAGGAGCCCGGCAGCGACGGCCGGGCTCAAATAAACTCAAGAACTCTACTCAATTGAATTAATCTCCTCGTAAAGAGCGTTATAGAGGTCTGCTGCAAAATCACTCTTCGAAATTCCAGCGGGAAGCGAAACAATACGCCAAATACCGTCCCACATGTTTTTGGGATCATGAATGTTAGCGAGGTAACGAGCAAGCTCCTCAGCCTGACGGTAGGTCAGGATACGTTCCTTAACGAACGACATGGACGCAATACGGGCTTGCTGACGCGTAAGTTCAAATTTCTGAGAACGAAGAAGCTGTTCGGTCTCCTCCTGAGCCATTTTAAGCAGGGTGTCCTGCTTGAGATTGAGAGCTCTATGCGGCTCAGTCGCCGCCTGGGCTTCAGCAAGCGAAGCACCAGCCTCGAGAGAGCGTTTCTGAGCACCACGAAGGAGCTCTACAGTGATCCGATCAGCATCAGTTTTAGCAGCGTTGGCAAGTCGCTCCATAACTGACGCATTGATCTCAGCAATCTTAGCCTGCTTGGTATCAAGATCCGTAATGGCATTGGCCTCGGCATACTTGACTTCAACTTCTTTAAGAATATTACTGAACTGCTTGGACGTAAGGTCTTCACTCGCAATAGATTTTACAATGTCAAACATAGAGTTCGTATTCTCCAAACCGGTAGTCTCAGCCCGGGTTTTAAGGGCTTGCGACTTGGTAAGTTCAATATTAGCCTCGGCCTGAAGAGCTGAGAGGGTCTGCTGAGCGGCATCACCAAAAGCACCCACAAGGGGGCTGGTCGGAATACCGCCCGGCTGTGAGAAGGACTGCGCAGAAGGCGTCGAACCACCATAGGAGCCGGGATCAACAGAAGACGTCTGAATACCTCCGACATCAGCGTAGGGAGTAAGCCCGGCCGCAACACGCGCTCGACGCTGAGCGGCCGGGGAATTGTATTTATACCAGTACAAATCATTCTGCTGAGCTTCCAGCTGAGCCATATAGTCCGCATACTCCTTCTGATAACGCTGCTGTTCTTTAAGAGCCCACCGATTGTATTTCTCGGCACGAGAATTCATCTTAGAAGCAGCAATACTCGAACCACCAGCAGCTGCAAGGCTACTAGCACCGGCAATAATCGCAGAAGTAACAAGGGCAGACATAACTACTTGTCATTTTGTTTACCCAACTCCTCCTTGTGACGCTCGGCAGAAGTCTCACCAACACACTCGGCAATACGCTCGATGCGCTCGAACTTGTCAAGTGAAAAATCCGAGCTAGGATCCGTCGAAAGGAACGAAGCATCCTTACCAGAAGGCTGAACCTCATCGTAAGCAGAATCACCACGGACAGCCTGCGTATCACAAGAAAGAAAGCCGAAGGTGTAATACTCCTCGAGAATCTCGCTCATACTCTTGGCACCGACGATAAACTCATCGGGCCGAGAAGCACAGTTGCGAACATGATAGGAAGCATGCTGATCAGCACAAAAACGAACACCAACGCGTTGCGAAAGGTTGGAATAAAGACAACCTACATGCGGATTATAATCTTGTTTTGTTTTCATGACAAAGAAGGTTTAGAGAGTTGTTGCAACATTGACCTTTGACTTCTCGCGGAACACCACGATATCAGCAACATTATCGAGAATGAAATTCTCGGCAGTGGGCCGCTGATCGTAGAAGACGTAATTGAAATCACCACACAGAATATAAGGACACACAGAGGGCGATACGTAGATCCGCTTGAAGAAAGCCGTAAGACGCTGGAGAGAAAGTTCATCAATATGGGTTCCGGCGGCCGAAATGAAATCGCCATAAGCCCGACTATCCATGACGGAGGAGAGATTGCGACCATAATCACGAGAAAGAACCCAGTAATCAAGGTCGTTACAGAGGCGACCGTGAGGCTTCGAGACAGCCGTCATAAGTTCACTCCAGGCGGGTTCGTAGCCGACATAATCGAGACTTTGCGTCTTGAACCCAGGAACAGAAAGAGTAGAATTAGCGTAGGACGCAGCTGTAGCACCAAGACTACGAACCTCACCAAAGACCGTGGAAGCCTGCAAGCCCTGCATCGCAATATTATCGAGTGCAGGGGCATACTGCTGACCCAAGGAAATTTGCCTCGAGGTAGGATTGATGTAAGACGGATAGTAAACCCGCGGAACGACGGATGTAATCTCCATGAAATAACCGTCATCGTTAAAATGATAGTTACGACGACGGAAACGAGTGCCGCCAGAAAGCTGGCCAGAGAAAGCACCAAGCGGCGAGGAATTGTCCTCGAAGCCCGTCGTCTGGTAGAGCGTATTAACGTTCATGTCGAAGGAATCACTACCAAGGAAAGCCGGGCAAGTACTGTCCTGATTGAGCTTAACATCGAACTGAGACTCGTAGAAATCCGAGTTACGACCACCACCGGCGAAAGCAAGATCCATGTAACGCTGCATGCGAGATGCGAAAGTGATATTACGCATCGACACGGAATTGCCCGAAGTCGAAACATCGACAGCAGCACTGGTGAAAGATGAAGTTTTCAACCAAGCCTCGAGGTAGTAGGCCGGAAAACCACGCTGGAAAAGAGACTGCCGACCAGTGAAGAATTTCCACGAGAACACGCCAGAATTAGAATCAACAGCATGCAGGGCAGCCGCGACATTCGTAGAATACGACTCGTTTGAACCCGAACGAGTAGCCGGAGAAAAAATCGATTTAGTTTTGATATTACGCAAGTAGGTCTCCAGTTCGAAAACCGTCAAGTAATAGGGATATTCCAGCGCAGAATCAGACACAGTACCGGCCAGAGAAGTAGGAATCAGATCGTATTGCTGATTAAGATAGTAGTTATAATAAATATCCATATAACCAATATATGGCGTAAGATCAACTACGCCCGTGACGATAGATCCCGGAGCTTCACCCATGTAATCGGCAAGAGAACCGGGGCCGACGATACAACCGAGAGAACCAAGGGGCAGATCTGTCTGCAAATCAGAAACCGAAATGTTTATCTTGTCACCCGATGACAAGCTGATATCGAAAGGAATCGAAGGCGCTATCGAAGGCTTATAAACAGTATTCGGAGCATCAGTAACACCCTGAAAATTAAGCTGACGATCAACATTATAGATCCGATCGGGAATAAAAAAATACTCCTTCTTGACAGATACACTACCCATAAAAGGGGCCACGATCGGGAGAGCCTGCACACCTACGCCAGGCTGGAAGCTGAAATCATCACCAGCAACAACACGAGTCACGTTGGTGGGAATCAGAGTACCCCAGCTTGCAGAAGTGGGGTTACCGGAAAAAAGTTTAAACCGGGATTTCTTATTTCGCTTACGCGAAAGAAACATCATTGCCATAAAATAGATTGTTTTATAAGTTGTTTTTTATAATAAGAATAAGTAGGATAAGTCCTCAAAACATATTCCCAAATAAGCTGCGGAATGAGGGAATCGTTACGACAGCGAATCTGATCCTTGGTAAAACACGCCATCTTATAATAACGAGGAATACTGTAAGGGTGATTATCGATCAAGATAGAGAACCACTGTTTGCAACCAGTCATCATATATGCTCGAAGGGCGTCCTTCTCCGATTCCGACAATCGGCCAAACCCATGAGAGACATACAAACGACCATGTAGATCTAAAAGTTCCTTCGGAACGTCATTCAAATGCACAGCAGACTTCTTCGTGATATACTTCATTGCATAGCGAACGCCACCGAAATGGCGAAGAGGACTAACCCAAGCAAGGCCGAAGGACATCCAGTAATGACGAACACGCCACCAAGGCAGGGGGCATCCAAACATGATCGCATGGAGATGAAGTCGATGCTCAGAATGAAGCCTACGTTGAGCTGCGCGCTTACCGTCGGCAACCTCCAGCACAAAAAGATAAGGAAAAGAAATCTTACGATAACAAAAGCGACCCGTATCGGGATTTCGATAACGGAGGAACTGATCCTTACGCATACGGTCTATAAACCGACGAATAAAGGCGTAGGGCTCCTTGCAAAAGGACTCATAGAATTCTGGTTTGAGAGTAAAAGTGCAAAAATAGGAGTTTGAAAGGTTGTAACCGAGACGCTTATAGATGTTATGAGCGCGAACAAACCAATGCTGCTGGCGTTTCTTGATACACTGAACACACTTGCCACAGGGCACTTGAAGCTTATAATCCGGCTGGTTAGAGAACTGAGGAATCTCTACGCCAAGTTGGTCAGCAAGTTTAATGTAATGTGGGTTCGTAACCCGCAAAGGCTTGTTACACATAACTCAAACAAACTAAAAATCAAGATCCACAACTACAGGTGTCGTCCGCCGATTATTATGTTTTTGACCTTTGGACGGGGTTTTCCTTTTTTTCGGCCGCCGCGACGAGAGCGACCGAGAGGCACTGCAAGAATCAGAGAAGCGAGCGTAAATGAAGAAAAAGAGGTCTGAGATCTTGAACTCATAGATAACACGGTTATGCTCGGAGTCGAACAATCCTTGTTCGATGGTAAAATAAAACGGCACCTGAGCTGCGACAATAGAATCAACTGCGGTTTGGATCCGAACACGATCTGCCAAGGCAAACCGAAAAGAGATGTAGTTACCGTCGACGGCATAGTCGGAGCAAGCGACGAAGAGTGTTTCCACGAAATGAGCTCGAGGTTCGAACTCGAAAGACTGTGAGAGGGTGTCCCAAGATTCGTTGTTAAGCATGATAGATCACGAGATTTGATTTTAGATTCGATCCGCACGGTATCATGATGAACACCGTTACGGAATACTTTCCGAGAATAGCTACACGATACAGTGAAGTAGGCAGCAAGAGCAGCGATTATAGACGCTATAAGCGTCCAAAAAGCTTTGTTGCGGTAAAATGGTGTTTTTTCCATAAAAAGCGATTTAATGAATAATTTAATGAATAATTTAAGTG